GGTATTCGGACTTCTGGCCAGGACGATGGCCAGAAGTCCGAATACCGCCACGTCTTTGCGAAGGTCGTCTGCGGCGTTAATCCTGCTGACCTAACTGCCGAAGAGCGTGCTGTCCTCAATACTGGGCGGGCGGAATTCCGCGCTCAAAGCGCCGGCACGACCACGGCTGGCGGTTTCACCGTTCCGACAGAGCTTCTGCGCGAAATTGAAATCGCCATGAAGGCTCACGGCCCGATGTACGACGGCGACGTCGTCAAAACAATCACCACCGCCAGCGGCAATCCTCTCAAACTGCCCACGGTCGACGACACTGCCGTGACTGCCGAGGCGCATACCGAGGGCGCCGCACTTACCGACGACGGCGGTAAAGATGTCACTTTCGGCCAGAAGGCGTTGGACGCATACGCATTTGATACCGAGTTTGTGCGGTGGTCTTGGGAACTGGAAATGGACTCCATTTTCAGCATGGAGGCACTTCTTGGCGAGCTTTTGGGCGAGCGGTTGGCGCGCATCGCAAACGCCAGGCTGACGGTCGGTACCGGATCGTCCCAACCCAACGGCATCGTCACCGCTTCCGGCCTCGGTGTCACTGCGGCAGCAACGGCAGCTATTACGTTCGACGAGTTGATCGATCTCGAGCATTCCGTAGACCCCGCCTACCGCAAGGCAAAGGGCGTTGGCTACATGTTTAACGACAACACGCTCAAGGTCGTCAGAAAATTGAAGGACGGGGACGGAAACTATCTCTGGGCAGCCGGCAACGTTCAGAACGGTGTGCCCGCCACCCTGAATGGTCACCGATACCACATCAACCAAGACATGGATTCACTGGCCGCCGCCAAGAAGGTGATGCTCTTCGGGGATCTCAAGAAATATTGGGTGCGCAAGTGCGGATCCCCTGTAATCGGTGTCCTCCGCGAGCGCTTCTGGCCTGACCTGGGTATTGCGGGCCTCATTCGCTTCGATGGCGAGTTGGCAAATGCCGGCGCGGTCAAGCACCTGATCACTGCCGCATCGTAATCTTGGATGGCGGGCTTCGGCCCGCCTCCTTCCGAGGAGATAACATGAAAATCAAGATGTTGGTCGGCCTGTCCGGCAACGAATACTTGCTCGCGCCAAACGACGAGCGGGAGTTCCCCGATAACGAGGCCATTCGGCTGATCGACGCTGGTTATGCGGTGCCGGCAGTCGAGGTGGAAGTAGAGCGCGCAGTGGCGCAGCCCGCACCAGAACGCCGCGCAAAGAAGGGCAAAGCCGATGTGGTATCCGCCGCGGGTGACGGTTCAGCCGTCTGAGCCCATCACCAAGGAAGAGGCTAAGCGTCAAAGCGTTGTCCTGCACAGCGATGACGACGCACTCTTTGATGCCCTGATTGCCGCCGCGCGTGACCATGTCGAGCGATATTGCGGGACGCCGTTGGCGACGCAGACGGTCGAGGTCAAGTGCAACGGATTCTGTGATTTTGAACGGTTGCCGCTGGCGCCCGTGCAGGAAGTTACGTCCATTTCATACGTGGACACCGCCGGAGCGCCACAAACCTTGGCGACAAGCGTTTATGAAGGACGGTTCGACGGTCTTGAGGCCGCAATCGTCAGGAAGTACGGGCAGCAGTGGCCCGCAATTCAACCCGGCTCGCGCATCACGCTGATCGCCGAGGTTGGCTACGAAGAACTGCCTCCCTCCATCAGGCACGCGATGCTCTTGTGGATCGCCGAAGCATACGAACAGCGCGAGATCGCCGCGGCCCCTGGCTGGACGGCATTTGACTCGCTGCTTTGCAACCATCGACGCGGCTAGGGCCGCAGGAGACATCCATGGGCAGATATTACCGTAACGGCAAGTGCCGTAGTCGCAAGCTCGAACGCAACCCGCGACATTGGCACCGCGGGAGAAACCATCGCGGCCGGCAAGGCCATTTATCTGAACTCCACAACCGGCAAGTGGATGCTTTCCGATAACAATGGCACCGGAACCCGCCAGGTTCACGGCATTGCGCTAAATAGCGCCTCGTTGAATCAGCCGGTCAGCATGATTAAGAGCGGCGACGTGACGATTGGCGCAACGCTGACTGCTGGCCTTGATTACTGGCTCAGCGGCACGGCGGGCGGGATTTGCCCCCGCGCCGATTTGACCAGCGGCATGGATCCGATCCTTATCGGCGTGGCCAAGTCGACGACGCTCCTTTCCGTCGACATCCAAGACAGCGGCGTGACCCTCTAATGTGGGTGAAGTTCACGTCGCGGTTCTGCTGGAAGCCGAATGCGGGCGTGAGCATCGTCTTTAAACCAGATGGCGGTCCATTCAATGATGGCCGCTATCCGGTGACGCGCGATTGTGCGGAACAGGCGAAGTCAGACGGCGCTGCGGTAAAGGCCGTCAGCCCAAATCGGAGGGTGCGATGAGCGCTGGAAAACTACGCGAAAGACTCCATTTTCAGCGCCGCGCCGAGGGAGAAGACGGATACGGAAACCCGCAATCTGGTGAGTTTGAAACGGTCTTCACGGATGCCGCCGAACTCCTTCCACTTAAGGGCAGCGAGCCGGTAATTGCAGCTCGCCTGACAGGTGTGCAGCCATACATCGTGCGTGTCTACAGCAACGGCAACACGCGCATCGTTGGGCCTTCCTGGCGCGCTGTGGACGCTCGTAATCCTGAGCGCATCTTCAACATCACCGCCGCGGCCAACATCGATCAGAAAAATCGCATGATTGACTTCATGGCGACGCAAGGAGTTGCGACCTGATGGCGATGAAGGCCGAATTGAAAGGCCGTGATGCGCTGATGAGACGGCTAAACGAGTTGGCGCCAAATATCGAAAAGTATGCGGCGCCAGCCAAATTGAAGGCTGCCGAGGAATTGGCGGAAGCAATCCGAGCTAGGGCGCCGCGAGGCGAAACCCTTGATTACGCGGAGAGCATCGACGGCGATTTGCTGACAAGCAGGCCCGCGCAAGAGCGCGTTGGGGTTACGGCGACCAAGGATCCTACGGCCACAGGTGTTTTCGCCAAATTCATTTGGCGTTTTCTTGAGTTCGGGACGGCGCCGCATAACGTCGCAAAGGGCGGCGGTACGGTTCTTGGAAAGAAGCAGTTAGCGGCCGGTGAGGGGCACTTGCATCCTGGCATGGCGGCGCAGCCACACATCTTCCCAACCTACAGAGCTATGAAGCCTGCAATCCGGAAGCGAATCCTTGCGGCAGTAAACAAGGCTGTTCGCGAAGCGAGAGGCAAGTAGAATGGCCAGTGCAGAGCTAGAATTGCAGGGTGAGATGGTTTCTCGCCTGAAGGCAGACGCGCCTCTCGCGGCATTGGTAGGCGTCCGTGTGTATGATCAGCCACCATCGCCGGTTGTTTATCCATACGTCACGATAGGCGAGGCACAAACTATCAGGGACGACGCGACGTGTGTGTCTGGCGGCCAGGTGTACCTGACGCTGCACGCATGGTCGACAAAGCCAGGTTTTCCAGAAGTCAAACGCATCGCTGACGCCGTCGTCGATAGCCTACATCTGGCACCGCTTACTCTGCCGACTAATCGGCTCATCTCAATCATGCACCGGAACACGCGGACATTCCGCGATGACGGGCTGACCAGCCACGCGGTTATCGAATTCGTGGCCAACACAGAAAAGCCGATCGCTTAGCGGCGGCCACCAACCACCACACATTGGAGACTATCCATGGCAGATGGCCAACAGCTTGGCCGCCTGTTGCTGATTAAGATCGGCGACGGCGCAGACCCTGAAGTATTTTCGAACCTTTGCGGCCTCAAGACCCGCAGTTTCAATATGTCGGCGACGGAAATCGACACCACGATTCCAAGCTGCACCAACCCAGGCGGGCCGGTCCAGAAGACCAGCCGACCAGGCATTTCCAACCGAACCTTTACGGGCTCCGGCGCGTTTGTGGCCGGCACGGCAATGGATACGTTCATGGGCCACGTGCGCGCGGCTGAAGCGTTCAACGCGCAAGTCGTTGTTCCCGGCGACGGCACCTACGAAGGCTCATGGATGGTAACCGACTTCTCCTTCTCCGGCGACGTCGAACCGAACATGGAATTCAGCGCAACTTTCGTTGCAGCTGACGTCCTGACCTTCACCGCGGAAGTCTAAGAGTATGGCCAAAGACGAGACGAAAGTGGCTGAACCCGCATACAAGTACCCGGTAAATGAGGCGCGCGGCGAAGCGCGCCTCATGATCGATGATGTCGAGCTCGTTCTGGCAGCCGAAATGGCACGCTTGTCGGCTGTATCCAGTCGACTGCAATGCAAGTCGCTCAACGACCTGTTTTTGCGTCTGTCTGACGTCGAGGCTGCCGCAACCGTGGCCGGCATTGAGTTGCTGACTATCAAGGGCAATGCTCTCGAGGCAATCACGAAGCTGAAGCTGAAGCACTTCGGCGCGTGTAAGGCTGCGTTCCTTTCCGTTCTGGCGCACCATTTCGACGGTGACGAGGGAAACGCGGAAGCCGCCAGCGAGGCGGCATAGCGGACGACGATCCATTCCAATGGCGGCAATGGATGAGGATCGGCATTGGCGGCCTTGGGTGGCGGCCTGCCGATTTCTGGGGCGCCACGCTCACTGAGTTCTTCGAGGCCATCCACGGGCACAACGAAGCGCAGGGTGGCGAGGCCGAAACTGCGGCTCCCCGGGCCAGCGAAATGGACGCGCTTCTGGCGCGGTATGGTTAATGTCGAAGCTTCACGGCGGTTCCGGTCGCTGCAACGAACAAGATTCCGCCAGGGCCGCTGGTGCTCAATTGATTGTACGTGAAATCGACAGCGATTACGGCATCAGCGCCCTTCCTGGCGGCCTCTTGCTTCAGGCCTTCGAGGCACGCCTCCCGCGTATCCTTTAGCGCGGTCTGTGACGTCTGCGATCGTCCGCCAATGAAGTCGCGCCAGTTGTTTGCGACGTCCTTGAAGATGTTCAGCCCGACGGCTGCTTCGGACGCAACGATCGATATGACTTCCTCAACCTCCCGGTTTGGGACGTCGATCGAGGTAGTCAGGATGATGTTCTCCGACAGGCGGGTAAGCCTTTCCTGCTCAAGCTTCTCCTCGCACTCGGCGCAGTTGCTTGAGCTACTTATCCAGTAGTCGCGACCGCAGTTCTTGCACTTCGGCATTCACATTATACCCCCAAGCCCGCCACCACGCGGGCTTTCTCTTTATTAGGATGCGCACAGCATGGCTGACAATACCGATGACCTGATTATCAGTATCTCGACTGACCAGGCCACGCTTCGCCGTAGCATCAAGCGCATCGAGCAGGATCTCGCCGGGTTGGCCGGAAACGTGCAGAAGCAGTTCACAAATGTCGGCAAAAGCATCGATAATTCGGTGTCGTCGACGATGCAGAACCGCATCAATGCCATGGTCGGAATCGGCACCAAGGCTGCGAACGAGTGGACAGGCGCGCTGGCGGACCAGGGCAAGGAGCTTGATCGTCTTCGCGCCAAGTACAGCCCGCTTTTCAACACCATCAACAATTACAAGACGGCGGTTTCCGACATCCGTCGTGCGCATGCTATCGGTGCGATTTCTGCAAATGAGATGGCCGCTGCGATATCGAGGGAGCGGCAAGCCGCCCTGGCGTCTACTGCTGCTATCAAGGGGCGCAATGCTGCGCTTGCCGACAGGCCGGTTCAATCTGGCGGCGGAAGCTTCCAGACAGCGAATATAGCAGCGCAGTTCCAAGACATTGCCGTAACCTCCGCAATGGGCATGAACCCGTTGCAGATTGCCCTACAGCAGGGCACGCAGTTGTCTTCAGTCATTCAGACTATGGGCAATGGCCGCGGCATCGTAACTGGCTTGGCGGCGGCGTTCACGTCGCTGGTCAGCCCTGTTTCATTGGTCACGATCGGTCTTGTGGCTGGTGGCGCGGCTGCTATCCAGTATTTCTCTTCGATTGCTAGCGGAAGCGACAAGTCAGAAGAGGCGCTGAAGAAGGAAGAGGAGCTTATCCAGCGCGTCGCCACCAAGTGGGCGGAGGCGCTTCCGGAACTAAAGAAGTACGCCGACGAGCGCCAAAAACTCGCTGACGGCAAGGAGATCAAGGACGCCGCTGCGGCTGAAGCCAGTAAGCAGTGGGAAGACCTTCGCGCCAAGATTAAAGACGTCAACATCGAGTTCGCCGACACGATTGACCTAATAAACAGGTCGAGCGATGAAACTGGCGACATTGTCGCGCTTCAGAACGCGTTCAATGAGCTTTCCAAGGGCATAAAGGACGGCACAGCCACCGCCGACCAGGCGAAGACAGTTCAGGAAGCCCTCGCAAAATTCGCAAAGGACACAGGCGTTCCAGCCATCGCCGAGTTCGCCAAGCAGTTTGACGGCCTCTCGAAAGCGATCGACACAACGTCTGGCAAGGCGAACAAGCTGAACCAAGAGGCGGCGGTTCTTGTCGACCTGATGAAGAGCCTGCCGGCACTTGGCACGCTCAATCCTATGACTGCGCAGGATGGTCGGTTTATGACCGACGCGATGGAGCAGCAAAATCAGCGCGCCATCGATGCGGCAAACGCCGACCCAGCCATTCTCAGCAATGGGCGGTATATTACGCCTCCGACGCCAACGGCGCGCCCCAACATAGAACTTGAGGGCCTGCCTGGCGATACCAAAAAAGCAGAAACCGCCGCAGAGAAGGCAGCGAACGCTTACCGCGATCTGAAAAAGGCGGCAGACGATCGCATTGGCCAGGTAAAGCAAGAAATAGACCTGCTCAGCAAGTATGGCATTGAGGCAGATGCTGCGCGCTTTGCGCTGGATTTGCTCCAGTCGTCCGAAGACAAAGGACGGTCTCTTAGCGACGCACAGCGGCAAGAGCTTCAGAGGAAGGTTGATCTATACAAGCAGTATTCCGAGACGCTGGCGAAAGCCAAATTGGCGCAGGATCTGCTTGCCGACGCGCGCTACAATTCAATGACGCGGCAGGATCAACAGATTGTCACGACGCTGCGCCAGTATGGCCTGTCTGAAGACCTAAACAGCCCAGAAGCAGGCAAAATTCGGCAGTCATTGCGCAACGAAGAATTCCGAGATGACGTGAAGGCGTTCGCTTCGGACTTCAAGAACTCGCTCTTGAATAACGGAGGCGATATCGGGAAGGCGTTTGCCGAGTCGATCCAAAACGCGCTTCTAAATCAGGCTTCAAAGCTTTGGGATGACATCATCCAGAAGCTGTTCAGCGGCATCACCGCGCCTGGTAGTTCAGGGGGCGGTGGTGTCGGATCGATCGGTGGCGCTATCGCTAGTGCGGTAGGCAGTGCCGTGTCTGGCAAGGCGCCTGTTGGGGCTGTGACGCGGTCGTCTCTACCAGACATTGGCGCGACCACGGATATCGCCTCCTACATCGCTTCCGCGGCAGCAAAGAGAGGCATCGATCCTGCCACTGCGCTGGCTGTAGCAAAATCTGAAGGCGGTCTGAAAAGCTGGAACCTGCAGTCACAGTTCGTAAAGAACGGTGTGCAAGAGCCTTCATTCGGGCCATTCCAGCTCTATAAGGGCGGCGGCCTCGGCAATGACTTCATGCGCAAGACTGGACTCGATCCAGCTCTCGCCGTCAATGGTCCTGCAGGGGTAGATTTCGCTCTTGATCACGCCGCAAAGAACGGCTGGGGCGCATGGTACGGCGCCGCCAAGGTTGGCGTCGGCAAGTGGGATGGGATTGGCGGCGGAAACGCTGCTGATGCGGTCAGTAAGCTTGCTGAATCTGCCGGCGCAGCCACCAAGGGCCTAGACACCATGGCCGGTGGTCTTGGAAAAATCGGACAGACTCTCTCGTCCAGTTTCTTCCCGGCTGCGCCGTCTGCGCCATCAGGCGGTGGCGGTCTGTTTGGATGGCTTGGCGGTCTCTTCGGAGGCGGACCAAACCTATCCAAGTACCAAGGGATGGTCGGCCTGTTCGCCGATGGCGGACCTGTAAACGGGCCTGGCACATCAACCAGCGACAGCATTCCAACAATGCTTTCTGACGGCGAGTTCGTCGTCAAGGCGAGTGCCAGCAAAAAGCACCGCGCACTGCTCCACGCGATCAACAGCGGGCGCCTCGGACATATGGCCGACGGCGGCTTGGTGTCGCGATCCGTGGGTGCGCCGCGCGCACCGTCGTTGGCCGGCCGTCGCGGCTCTGCAAACGACAACCGTGGCCCGTCAGTTCTGCAGGTGCACATCAGCGGCGCGAGCGGCGATGACCATGTCCGCATGCTCGTCAAGCAGGGCGTCGGCGAGGGCCTGAGTCAATACAACGTGGCGCAGGCGCGCGGTGGGTTTGGGACGACCCAGGCTAGGTTCACAGCACAGAAGGGCTGAATATGGCCAACTTTCTAAACCTACCAACACTTGATGCCAACTTTCTTGCTCCGACTAGAACAACGGTTGATGTGTTGGGATCGTCAATCGATGGCGGACGCAACGGCGCAGGAGAAGGTCTTGAAATCGAAATGAGTGGGGGCGGCATGCTCGCCTCCACTTATGAAGACTGCAAGATTCAGGAAAAACAGCACTTTGAGTACGTTAACTGGCTAGGTGCGAGGTTCAACGGCGGTTTTCGCTTTCTCAATGTGCCAATCATCACCGACTGGTTTGGACCATTTCCGAGCGTCGGCAAAATCCCAACTCCGTCAGTAAGCGGAATTCCACACTCTGACACGGCGCTTTTTTCGGACGGCTCAGGATATAGTCAATCGACCGTTTGGGGGGAAATTACCCAGGCAGCGGCCCTCAACGCAGGCATCATCAAGATGCGCGTTTATGGGCTGGCGCGCCCGCTTCGTTGGTCTGATTGGTTTTCCATCTACCACACAGGCGGCAAGGGTTGGCGCGCCTACAGATATTGGGATGTCCTCTCCGTCACTGCAGGAACAAATCCTGTCTACACACTCGCCATCTCGCCGCCGTTGCGAGAAGCGGTTGCCGTTGGAACTCGCGTTGAATTCGCCAGACCTCGGTTCGCTGCGAAGTTCAAGTCTGGTTTCACCCTTCCGTCTGTCTCTGAGGCGTTTTTCGTGACGCAACAGACTATCCAGTTTTCAGAGGCTTTTTAGCCCCACAGACACCCACCCCCACCACACATCAAGGCTCGCTCAGGCGGGCCTTCTTCGTATTAAGGAGCCGCCTATGGGCTGGGTGCCTGATAATGTTATTGCCGAACTCTCAGGAAGTCACCAGTTGGGGATTTTCCTTCGCATCGACACCGACCCGGCGCTGCATATGTGGTTCGGTGTCAACGACATACCAGCCAATTTTGACAGCATAGACCCAAGCGGCACAGTCTATCTTGGGGGCGGCAAGCTCATAGGAATTCCGACGCTAGAGGTTCTGGTCAATGGAACTGCCGACAGCATTGAATTCACTCTTGCAGGCGTCAATCCATCAGACGCGGCCAAGGTGCTTGATAGCATTCCAGCCGTGCGCGGCGCATCTGTCCACATAGGCATCACGACGCTGGATCAATATTTCCAGCCGATGAGCGCCATCATTCCGATTTGGGAAGGGACCGCCTCACACGTCGGGGAATCGTCTCCTGCCGTACAGAGCGGCCAGTCTCCGTCATTGACGCTATCCCTTGCGGTTGTGTCTGGCGAGGCGACCCGGTCAAGACCGGCGAGGACTCTCTGGTCGTCAGCACATCAAAAGGCGCTATCGCCAACCGACAAGTTCTGTGACGAGACGTCGCGCCTAGCGCGCGGTGTAGCGCCAACTTGGACGCTCGGCTACTAGCCAAACTCACGGGTTTCTCATGGATTTGCCAACGTTCTTGGCGCTTCCGCACCGCTTCAGGTGGGGCGGAGCGGACGGTGACGACTGCACGACGTTTTGTGCCACATGGGTGGCTGAGCAAGTCGGAATTGATCCTGCCGCTGATCTACGCGGCACCTATCGAACTGCTGCTGCTGCGTCCTCCATTCTCAATGCCGCCGGAGGCATCGTCGCCTTCATAGAAGGGCGACTGACGCCGCTTGGCTATCTGCGCACTACCACGCCACAGTCTGGCGACATCGGCGTCGTGACGGCGCCGGTCGGTCTTGGCTCAGAGCACAAAGAGGTTGCAGCCATATGCATGGGCAAGACCTGGGCCATCCTCGGCCCACACGGTGTCTGCGGCAAGAAACTTGATCACGTGGCCGCATGGAGGCTCGCAGCATGAGCTTCCATCATCAGATGATGCTGAATCGCTACGGCTTGTCCACGACAACGTCGCTTTACAGCCAGGTCGTGTTCGACCCGATTTTCACACCGATATTTACCGCCATCCTTGGCACTGGCGGCATCACGATCGGGGCATCGACGATTACTTATGCGTCGATTGCTGCGGCGATTGCCACCACGGCGCTGTCTATTGGCGTGCAAATGCTTCTGGCGCCAAAGCCACCCAAGCCAGAGGCGGCAAAAGTTCCGCTGACGCAGGCCATACCTTACCGGATATGGGGCGTAGGGCGCACGCGGGTAGCTGGCGCTTATATGCTGTGGGAGTCTCTCGGTCCAAAGTTGTTTGCCGTGCAGGCAATCGCAGCGCATCGCATTCGGTCATTCAACAGGTTTTGGCTACATGATGACGAGGTAACTGTGCCTCCGGGTGGTGGCGTTGCCTCGTATAGCGGCGACAGATATCAGAACAACGTCAGTGTTGAGTATCGGCTTGGGCTTCCTACAGAAACGGCCTACGCCGGGCCTGTGGCGGCATTTTCATCGTCTGGTCTGTGGACAACCGACCACAGGGGTGACGGCCAGGCATCGCTCTTCCTCGAGGCCCGCGCGACCAAGCAAGCGAACCAAGGGAAGCGCTTTCCTTATGGCGTCCCGTCGCTTTCGGCGGAGGCCGACTTGGCTTTCTGCTGGGATTTTCGCGATCCCGATCAGGATCCGAATGACTCGTCGACTTGGGCATGGACGCAAAATTCGGCAATCATCTGCGCGTGGCATCTTTGCTTCAACGAATTCGGTTTTCGCCTCGACTACCGCAAGGCGCTCCTGCCTGTTCTAGATCTATGGATCGAAGAAGCAAACATTTGCGACGAGGATGTTCCGCTTGCCGGCGGTGGTTCCGAGAAGCGCTACCAGTGCAACGGTACTGACTCAACCGAGAACGGGCCGAAGTCTGGACTGAATGCGATTCTGGCATCGTGTGACGGTCATCTCGTCGCACGAGGTGACGGCGCCCGCATTCTGACTGTTGGCAAGTTCAGGGAGAGCAGATGCGTCACACTGCGCGATGCGGATATCGTCGGGCATAACATCCAATACGATGTCCTTTTCGAGGAAGAGTGCAACCGGCTAATCCCGAAATTCACCTACCCAGCCACAGACTACGCGACGTCCGACACGGACTATTTCGAGGATGTTGATGCGCAAACATCGGCTGGCCGGATCCTCGCCGAAGAGGCGAACTACCAGTGGGTTCACCAGTGGAGACAGGCGCGGCGCCTGGGGAAACGTGACTGGCTACGGCTACGTCAAAAAGTCAAAGGCACCATAGACGTCAGGTTCAGCGGCATAAACGGCGTTTATGCCCGATGGGTTCGTCTGTCGACTCCGCTGCGACTGCCACGCCTTAATGGAAAACTTGTCGAGAACAGGCGATCTCTGCTGGCGCTAACACGCGGCGGCTTCTCCATGGATGTCGTTCAGCATCCAGACGATATAGACGATTGGGATCCTGACGTCGATGAGGGCACGCAGCCGCCGGTTCCGACGCCACCTGGCGACGAGGAAATCGTCGTTCCTGTCATCAATCTGGTGCAGGCAAAGGCAAGCGCAGGATCGGTCTACATTCGTGTCGTCATCATAGATCCGGCAGACGATGGGCTGACGCCGTCGGTTCGCTATCGAGTGGCGGATATCGGGGGAGGCGTTCCTGGCACGTGGGTGGAGCAGCAGTTTCCAGATGCCGCTCCGTCTGGTGGTTTTGTCAGCTTAAACACGAACGTCGTTCCGGCTGACCAGTTGCTTAATGTGCAGGCGGCGTTTGTGACGTCAGGCGGCGCCTATTCCGACTGGTCGGCCACAGCAAACGTAACATCAACGGTTGACGCCACAGCTCCGGCCGCACCAACGGCATTCACGGCAACAGTTGCAGGAGCAAACGTCAATCTGTCCGCAACTGCCGCGAACGACAACACGCGTCGTTTGATTTTCAAGCGCGGAACGACTGCGCAAAGCTTCGCAGCAGCAACGCAAATCGCGTCGTACACGGTCACGGCAAACCAGACCATTTCGTTCTCCAACACACCAGGTGCTGGAACCTGGCGGTACTGGTGTGGTGCTGAGAACATTTCAGGGGTGCCTTCCGCCACGCAGGCCGGGCCTCTCGATCGCGCAGTCTAAACAAATGAATGATTAGCGACGTGGCGCCGGTGATGCCGGCGCTGCTCGCATGGAGAATTTCATGGCCTTCTCACCAGATGCAGCGACTGTTTACGCTGACGGTCCTTCAAGCAACCCTCACCAACCATCGAAACTCGAAATCCGCAACCTTCTCGGCTCGTACGAGACGACGATGACCAACGCGCAAAAGCCTCTGGTCATCGTTGCGTCCGGTCAATCGAATTTTGCTCGCATCTCGTCGTCGTCGACGTGGGAGGTGCCCGATAATCTAAAAATCTGGAACAACTACGATCTGACGCTCGCAACGCCGTCGTTCACAGTGACGACAGGCACAGCTTTCGTCACTCCTCCCAACGGAAGGGGCAACGCGGCCATTGCCTTCGCCGCGGAGGCGGCAAGGGATAACCCCACGAGGCCAGTCTATCTGATTGTGGTCGCTCGAGGCGGCACGCCTATCGCGAACTGGCTATCAGGCGGCCCCGCGCCTGATATGTACGCGGCCATTCAGAATTCAGTTACCGCCGCGCTTTCCGCGGTTGGGCTGTCGGCGATTGATGTTTTCCTGTGGTGGCAAGGCGAAAACGATGCGGCCGCGCCAAGCAACTACCTAACAAACTTCAACGAGTTAGTGACTCAGCGGCTCCAGGTCGAAACGTGGTTTTCGGTTACTACGCCAATCGTCATCTACGGCATCGTCGGCGATGCGGTGAATTCAAATCCCGTCTATGCCGGATTTGAGCAATACCTCCGCGCGTGCGCCAACCACGATCCGGACTTTCGGATGTACGTCAATACGCCTCGGCTGCCAGTCGCCTATTGGGACGACACTTTGCATCCGACCGGCGAGGGATACCGGTGGCTCGGCCGGCAGGCTTGGCAATCTTACAGCAAGGGCGTCGGGCAGGCTCATTATTACGGTGAGGGTACTTGGACACCGACCCTGCAATTCGGTGCTGCTTCTGTTGGAATGACTTATGCGAACCGGCAAGGTGTCTATGCCAGAATTGGAAAACTCTACGTCGCGCAGGCGCGGATAACCTTGACGGCTAAGGGGTCATCTACTGGCTTCGCGGTAATTCAAGGTCTGCCCGGGGGCAACATTCTTGAGCCGGTTCGGTCGATCAATTGCTCACGATATCTCAACTTGGCTTCGCTCAGTGGCGGAATCGCGGGTTTTGCGATCGGAGGGCAAATCCAACTCTACACCCACGGGGCGGCAAGCGTTTCGGTGCTGACACATGCCAACTTTACAGACACCTCGGATCTGTGGGTGACGGCGATCTATACCAGCACGTATTGATGGGCGCGGTTATGCCCGTGCCGGCACTCTTGCGTGGCTGGTCTATAAGTCGTGCTGCCATCCAATAGGCCGCGCCATCAACATGATTATTCGCCGATATGTGAGGCGAAAGGTGATTCGGGGAAAAGCTTAACTCCGCAATCTTCAATGTTTCAGGCTCCCATCCGGGGGGCCTTTTTTCTATTTCGCATCGGAGACCAATATGAAACTCCTTTCCAATTGGAAGGACGTCGCCGCGCGCGCCTGGTCGCTGCGGCTTATCGAGCTCGCGGCGCTTGCCGACATCGTCCTCAACCTTGTGCCCTATGTCGCTGATGTCCTGCCTTGGTGGGTCACCGTTGCGCTGCTTCTTGCTGCGTGGCTGGGGCGGCTTTTGGCGCAGCCTGAGAAAGAGGCGGCGGATGGCAACAAGGCTTAGAAGGACGGGCGGCGCGCTGGCTGCCATCACGCTCGCTGGCTCGTTGGCAATCCAGACGGTAGGCGGCTTTGAAGGGCTCAAGCTCTACGCCTACCGCGACGTCGTCGGCATCTGGACCGCTTGTTACGGCGAGACCAAGGGCATCAAGCCTGGCATGAAGTTCTCCAAGGCCGATTGCGACAATATGCTCATCGACAGCCTCGTAGAGCACGAGGAAGGCATGCGGCGTTGCTTGAAGCAGCCAGACGCCTTGCCGATCGAGACTTACGTCGCCGGCGTGTCACTCACCTACAACATCGGTATTGGCGGATTCTGCGGCTCTACGGTCGCACGCAAATTGAATGCCAGGGACATCCGAGGCGCATGCGATGCGTTCCTCATGTGGGACAAAGCCAAAGGCAAGCGCATTAAGGGCCTGACGATTCGTCGCGAGGCAGAGCGGAAGCTTTGCCTTAAGGGGATCGCGTGATGCTGTGGCTGGCAAAACTCCTCGGCGTCGATGCCTGGATCGTCCGCGGACTAGCCATTCTGCTCGCCGTCGGCGCGATCTGGTGGGCAGCCGATACAGTCCACGACCGGATTTACGATAGTGGCTACGCCGCTGCCACGGCGGTATGGGACAAGGAACGGTCCGCGCTCGCCGAAGCAGACGCCAACGAACAACGCCGCCAGACGATCGCCAACAACGCCGCCAAAGCGCGCGAGGCGAAAGCCATTGCCGAGATCGCCGCCAAAGAAGACGAAATCACAGAATTGCGAAAGGAGCTGCGGCGTGAGGCTCAGCAAGATCCTGATGCTGGCCGCATTGCCATTGGCTCTGGCGGCGTGCAGCGTATCAACAAAGTCCGTTAGGCCGCCGGTGAAGCCGCCCACTCTGGCGCGGCCGGATAGTAAGTTGCTGTGGATGTGCTCTTTGCCGCTTGACATCGGCAAGGGACCACTCACGCAGGCGCAAGTCGAGGACATGTGGATCACCGACCGGCAGGCTTTGTTGTATTGCTATCGCCGCCACCTGGCGCTCCGCAACTTCGTGATTGACCGCGACGACGCGCTGCGTGGGGAGGGAGGAAGATGACACCAGAAGAAATAATGAAGGCAGTCATGTTCTTCATCGCTGTCGCCGGCGCTGGTTGGGGGATTTGGTGGAAGGTTGAGGGGCGCGTCAAGGATGTTGACAGAAAGGCCGACAAGGCTATCGCAGACCTCGCCGCCCACAAACTACACGCGGCAGAGACCTTCGCAACCAAGACAAGCCAGGCCGAACAGACAGCCCAATTGCTTCGCGCCATCGAGGGCGTCGGAAACCGTATTGACGGTGTCCACGAGCGCCTCGACCGCCTCTACGAAAACCCGCCTCCGCGCCGCACGACGAGGCAGGGGTAGGCGGCGGAGGGGATAGGAATGTCGTCAGGTGGCGAGCGTACTCAATCGATTGTAATATTCAACTGAGTGTTGACTTTTGAGTATGCCTAGCGCATATAAGCAGCATAGTTTTCGAGGTGGGAACGGCTTCCCCACGCGCCACTTAGGTGGTTAGTAGTCGAAAGACCAAGAGATGCGGAATTTAGCAGCCGCCGAAAACAATGGAAAGGCCTCGCGATAAGCGAGGCTTTTTCATTTATACCACTTTTACAAACTTCTTTCTGACGCGCCGCTCAAGTTTGTCTCGATTTATCGGATATGCTGATTTAACGATGTAGGTGCCGTCCTTCTTGGGTTCCAAGTGAACCGCCACCAGCACTATTACGCTTTCTGTTTTATGCTCATAGATCAACTCAAACCCCACGTCCTTATGCTCGGGGGCTTGCCCGATATGTGTGGGCGACTTTACGGCTGCCTCCAAATACGGCTGGCAGATATCAAATTCTTCAGCATGGCGGCTGATTGCGTGCTTTTGGGCAGCGATCGAGAAGACGACGTCTCCCTCTTTCGCGTCTATACCCGCTCTTTTCAGGCTCGCTACTGGCAGGCTGCCGAGAAGCAGCGGCTTCAGATCGTTCTTTTTTGACACGTCGCACCCAACCCCGCTCGCCTTTTAAGCGAGGTTCTGGTCCTCTGCAAGTCTTCCATCTTACAGCACCCTTCACCAACCACCCCTAAGACCACCTCGCCACCCGCATTGACACGATGCACGAGTCCCAAACAAAGCCGCGACCTTCTAGACGGGCGGCGGACTGACCATAAGCTGGCGCAAGACCGGCAAGGCAATCGGTGTCGTCACCAATGAAGTTGACAAAATCCGTTGAGCGTCGCCTGTGCCGTGAGCGCGGCGGCGTGTACCTCAACTCAACAGGTCAGTGCGTCCAAGGATCAACTGTCCCGCACGGCAAGGGCCATCCTCGGAACGTCGCTTATCGGCGTTCGAGGCCGCTACGCCGGCCGACCAAGAAGGCATTGACGATACCGTGGCCGGGGTCCGCGGCTCGGGCGTCTGGACGCCTGCGGAATGTCTGGCGCGCGACCAGATGACGGTGGGACCGAGACGACCAATGTTAACTCAAAAAGGGTGTATCTGGCACTGCCCCCGTCGTGCGACTTAAAGAAGTTTCAACAATCGACACACAAAGTGCGATATCATTGCCACTGATCTTGCAATCATAGCGGCAATGACCGAGATGTAAGATCTCAGTGAGGGACAGATGCACAAGGCGCAAAGTATTCAGCTTTCATTTTTTGCCCCGGAGGCTCAAAAAATACGTGCGGACGTACTTTTCAGTCAGGCTTTTGGACAGGACGCCGACCTGGTTCAATCCAACCGAACTCCAAGCCCGGAGGCTCCCTTTTTTTCCCTTGCGGTAGGCAGTACAGACAACATTGATTCACGAGTACAAGTTCAGCCCGGCCGTATTGATCTCATTGTTGCTCCCAAGGAAGGAGCGGCGGGGGACAGCATTCCCCTCTTCGACGTGAAGGACAATCTAGCCCGAGTGCGCCGAAGCCTGAGCAATATCAATGTTGAAGACGAAAAAATATCCCGAGTCGCAGTCCTCGTGCAGCTTATGCGGATCTTCCACACGCTTCCGGAAGTTACCGCTTTTCTCCTAGATCAAGCGGACATTAAAATCGATTTATCTGGCGTCTCAGATTTTAACATGCAGCTTAACCGTAGGCGGAGACTTGAGTCCTGGGGAAATCATGAGATGAACCGGCTCGTCACCTTAACCGAGAACATATTCCAAAGGGTGCAGTTGCAGTTCGCGGCTCCAAACTCTGGACCGCGCCCGGTAGGCATCAACTATTTCGGTGGTGGTGTTCTAGTCGATATCAATTCTGCACCCGGCCATGAGTTCATTCCAGCCGGATCTGTCGCCCGAGTTGCCGAAGAAATCATGGCAGAAATGACGAGGTTTACTTCTTCCTCCAAACCGATGACATTACTAAGAGAAACCAATGTGGACTGAATCACTGTGGACTGTCTTGCCGTCGAATGCCGCGGCAACACAACCTATCGCACGAACAAGCGATAGCGCGTCTTCCGCCGAGCCTACTCAAGTTACGGAAATCAGGAAGTTGCAGGTACCTGACCTGGAGCAGTACAGGCCGAACAGCTACAGAAGCGAACACTTCTGGCAGCTGTGGAAGGCGGTCGATCGTATGAGGCGCCTGCCGACACACCACAAGCATCACTTGAAAGCGTCGGTAGCTGATAAGGCTATCGTTTTCCTGAACACTATACACCGAGAATATAGCGCCGATCTTCCGCTTCTTCTTCCAGAAGACGACGATCATTTGGTGCTCACTTGGGATCAGGATCCAGTCAAAAGCTTCTTTAATATCTCGGAAGACGAACAAGATCTGATGACACTGCATAAGCGAAATCGTGTTTCTTGCGATGTCGAGCTGCCAAACGACTTTCCGCAAGCAGTAAACGACGTCATTCAACTGTTGGCGTTTCCATCAAGGGCAAAGTCTAGCAGCACAGATGACTGATGCGAGGCGCTTCCGCCGATTTATCCTCTATCCTCGGGCTTTTCCGACAGGAAGCAACGTTCTAGACCCCGACGCGCTATTCTCGTTCATCGAGACAGAGCGGGATGCCGTATGGGAGATGTCTTTAACGGCAGAAGATGAGATGCCCGACGACGACGAAGCACACGGTCACGGGTGCTTGGCGGCTAAAAAACAGAACGACAAGTTCATGGCAAAGGAGGGGCGTCCGCCTGACGATGAGAAGGAGCGGGTTCATTATCTCGGTTTCTATGTCTTGCATAAGTGGGCGTTGACCTCTAGCCACCTCGAGTGGTTGAACTGTGCGCTTTATCCCATTCCTGAGGATGGTAATAATGCACATTATGCGCTGCTATTGTTCCCTATCCGTGGAGTTGCCGGGTCCAATAAGAAGCGCCGGAACGACATGAGGAAAGTTCGTTTTTTCCTTCGGCAATGCATGATGGGGCCTACTCGTTACTCATGCCCGTCAGATACTTCTGTCATTGATTGGCTGGAGGGAATCGTGATGCCTGTTGTTCCTCACCGAAGCTTAGATGACCTACAAGCGGAGCTCGCGGCTTAGCGTCATTGGCGGGCCGATCGGTATGCGCTGGGACTTCATCAACAATACGGTTGAGAGGCAGATCCAGCTATAACAACGGTCCGCGGAGCGTCGGGTGTGGCGGCCACAGGCGCCCCTTACGGTAGGGCTGCTGGAGCCCAGGAAGTGGGTTTTGGTCAGTTTGGCGCAGGACGGCTCATCTTATAAGCTTGAGGGTCGAGGGTGGAGGTCAAGCTACAGGCCCATGTACAGTGCATGCATTAGGGCGAGACCGCCCGCAAAGGCAGTGCCAGAGCTGATCGCAAACACTACGCGATGCGCGGGTGCCAAAATCGCTATCCGCTTCGCCTCGTTTTTTTGTAGGTCATTTTTTAAGACCTCGAAGTCCTCGTAGCTAACCATTTCCCGCATGATCTTTCCGACCTCCGAAATGGTCTTCAGGCGGACAGCGAAGACGGTCCACATCTCCCAGATCACAAAGAGCGCGATCGAGATCATTCCCATCAGGCCGACAAATAGTGTCACCTCCTTTGGCAACAGATCCTTGGTAAAGCTCCAGGCTGCGAAGTACCCCGCGTACCCAATCACGGCTATCGCATTAACGTACTTCGTTGATTCCTCGTGCATCTGCTTGATTGTGGCGTGAAGTTCCGTGCGAATGAGATTCGCTTGCCGCTCCGTTTCTTCCGCTTTCTCGTGGAATTCTGCAGCAGCTAGTCGATGCTGGTTTGCGCGATCCATGTGGCCAAGGACAATCCATAGTCGGTCTAGTTCCTCACGAATCTGTTGAGCATTTGGTGCTTGCTGTTGCATATCGATACATGGACCTCAGTGGTCGGCTCGGGTGCTCGTACTTTTAATACTCATAGCAGCGTCGGCTCTTTCTCCTCGTCGGCCGCCTTCTCTATCTTCGGCAGCAGCACGAGTTCGTTGTCGGGCAGGGGGCGCTGAAGGGCTTTGGCTTCCTCCCATGGTGCGGTCAGCCACGCCTCGACCTCTTCTTCCGTCTTGAGTATCACCGGCATTGCCTTTGGATGGATCGGCGCGACGATGCTGTTCGGCTCCGTTGTCAGGAAGGCAAAGAGGTCGCAGGTGATCAGCCCTTCCTTGACCTTCCGAACGCATTGCCAATCGCGCACCCAGAGCCCCGCGAAGAACATCAGTGGCTCGGTTTCGTCGCCGGCAAACCAGGCGTTCGGAGTTCTTCCGCCTTCGACCTTGCTGGTAGGGTCAGGCTCAGCGAACCGTGTCACTGGCACGACGCAGCGATTCTCCACGCCAAGCCACCGCCTCCAATGCTGGCTGTTGGTGTTTCGGATGTTCGTGGTGCCGCCGTCCGGCTCCATCTTCAGCAGCTCGTTGAAGTCAAACTGCTTGCCCTTGGCCCGGAGCTTATCGGCGCGTTTGGTTGCTGCCTCGAGGATTGCCTTCTGCGAACTCGGCATTCCCCACCGTAGCCAGGCCGCTTCGCGATCACCGTCGATATTCCGCACGACCGGCGCCATTTGGTCAGGATAGATATCAAGCGACGGCTGGAGGTTGCCTAACCGGTCGAACGCCTTTGCGATGCCTCGGATGGCTTCCTGGTTGGTTGTGACGTTGTACAGGTTGCACATGGCTGGGTTCACCTTGGCAGAGACGATATTTCGATAACGCTATCGTATTTCTTGCAGTCTTGGCAAAGGAGCTTAGGCGCAAGATCCTTGATGCGGGCCTGAGAGCCGTATTTTCGCTCGAGTGATTTCCTGCTCAGGCGCCCACGTCGGCCACAGCGGCACCGCGCGTTCAGGGTTTCCCACTCTTTTAGGTCAGCAAGGCGCTTCCCCAGCGCGATCTGATACTCGTCCTGGGTGACGCAGCCCGCTCTCTCGCACCATTCTTTGTGGGTGAAGTAGTAGGTCAGTTTGCAGCGATCGTAGAACCCCGTCGTTGACCGCTCGCAACCAACAGCTGTTGCGAGACTTGCGATCAGACCGGGCATGCTGACATCTCCGTGTTCAGCAAGCAGGTCGCCGCCGTCGAAATGGCGAAGAATCTCGCACCCTTCGCAAATCACCGAAACCTTCTTGCCGACATAGTCGGACAGCGTGGCTGCCTGTTTTGCACCTGCGGGCATTACGGCCGCTCATATGTCGGCCGCCAGCCTCGGGTGAATCCCTTACTGCTGGCCGCCTCTGCCAAGGCCAACTGGGTTCGTAGATGCCGATTGTCTTCAAGAAGGGTGGCAATCGCTGCTTTGGCATCTCCGTCGTGCCACGCAAGCTCTGCTTCCACCGCCCATCGAAGCTCTCCGTCATCAGCCAGATGCGCGGCTGTTGTTCCTGCCATCTTTCGACACCTTTTCCTATTACTTCAAGGAGGTGCCGGCGAAGACCAGGAGCTTCGCGGCGACATCGCGCGCGCCTTGCCCCTCAATGGCTACTGCCATTTGTCCCTTGTTGGTGAGCAGGTGCATGATTCCAACCGGAGGATCGGCCTGCAACGTCTCAATCTCGCATTGCAGGAGGAAAGTCGGCCCGTTCTCTGGCTCTTTGCTCACAATACGCATGACTTCTCCTTCGCGCCGAAGCGCGTTCTTGAGCTGTGAATGATATGTGGATAGCCGCCTTCATCGCGGCCCGAGTTGTTCTTATTATGTTCTCGTTCAGGAAAGAGTCAACAAGGATTCTTTTTTGAGCTTTGATGGAACGGGCGACCGCCAAAAGAAGGCCAGCTTACGTCGCAGAGACCGAATACCACGCGTGGCACGCGTGGACGAATGTCGGTAAGCTTCGACATCCTTCGTTCAAAGGGCTGCTAGACCAAGAGGAAGGCGACGGCGCAGAAGTTTATCGATTATCTGAGTGATGCCATTCCGGCAGAAGTTTCCGCTTTGCCGGAATGGCACTCAATCGGTTGACTGCCGTTCTTTAGCTTCGTTGGACGACGAGGAAGAAAATTCCCAAATATCAAGATTTCCGAAGCCAGTATTCGGATTAAGACAGCAAAGCCTATGAGAATAAGCAGTGCCAGCCACTCCGGTATTTCAACAATCCAAACCAAGCTGATCATGATCGCCGCATAGGCCGCAACGAGCCAATATCGCCACGGCTGTTTCGCTTGCTCCATTGGAGTTTTTTCATTCATCCTGCCGCTTTCCCATCCTTGCGACGAAGCATTCGCCAAGCCAACCAAACCAGGAGCGAGATAACCAACAAGCTTACCGGCGACGCAACCATGGCGATACGGGAGACGGTATAAGCGTCCACACAGTCGGCGCTTATCTCAAGGGGACAACCACGGTCGTTATATGACGACCATGCAGCCAAACCCGCGAAACTAATAACGAGAAAAAATAGGGCGCCAATGAAGGCAATCGCGCCAGCTACGAAACCTATGCTCTTACGAATGTAAATGCTCCGATCTAATGCCGTGTATCGCTGAATTCGTCCTCCATTTCGGCAAGTAGATCAAGGGCCTGATAGACGATCCCCGCCGACCTGTCGGAGTAGTCAGTCGCAAGCTTTTCATGCTCGCGATCAATGCGATTGCCCAACCTTTCCATCTTTTTCCAGTGAGGGGCTTCGACAGCACGGGAGACTAGCGACAGATAATGAAGGCTTTTGCCTAGTTCCAAAAGAACGTGATCGCGTTGGGCCACGGTCATTCTAGAAAATTGGCGGGACGGTTCGGGCTTTAGATTGAGCATGACGCAATACTCCGGCTGGCACCGAATCAATTTCGAGCCAGGTGATTCGTTCCGCACTAGATCGATCTGGCTATCGGTACGAACCCCGCTTCATTGCCTTCAGCAGGGCATCGAGCTCAGCATTGTTAACGTTCGCCAGCATGAGATTGTCCGCAACCTCGATGACCGCTGCGAGCGCTTCCGCCTCACTCCACCCGGCGGCTACCGCAGCTTCGATCACGTCTTGTATGGGAAGCTCTACCGCCATTTGACAGTGCAGGTGACGGTTCTCGTCATCGGGTGGCATGGTTGGGGGAGGGATGTTCACCATACCAGAATAATAGAGTCGCCACGAGCGGCGGCAAGCACTGTGAAGCCGGAAGATATCTCTTCCACTTTACCGCGAGTCATGATTACCTCTGCCCGGGCATATTAGGGGGTAATCTTGAGAAATATTGTTGTACCGCTGGCGCTCGCGCTGGCTCTTTCGGCGTGTGCCAAACGTCCGGATGCAATCGTTCCCACTGACATTCCGATGGCGGCATACACGAACTATTCCTGCGAGCAACTCGCTCAGGAACTAATCAAGGAGCAGGCGGCGCTTTCGGCCGTTTCGAAGCAGCAACACGATGCTGCCACTGGTGATGCGTTCGGCGTCTTCCTCATCGGCGTTCCGATGTCGTCTACCTTTGGCGGCGACAAGGAAGGTCAGGTATCGGTATCTAAGGGCAAGGTCCAGGCGATCCAGTCGGCCATTATGTCGAAGGGCTGCAACAATCCCGTGCCGACAAAGGCGCCTGGAAAATCCAAGCCTTGAATTGAAGGGCGTCGCGAGGGGCTCGTAGGGCACAAGCTTAAACCTTGTAGGGGACGGGGGACGGGTTTTCCCTCGCGACATCTATCAAACCGGCATGCTGAAGATTCGTTCCTCCTTGCGCGAAGCAAAGTGCGGAACGGAATGGACATCGTGAAGTTCTACTTCAAAAGGAGTATAGGCATGTCTCTTCACTATGCGGACGTCAAGAGCGGATGGGTGAGCTTCCTCGCCGAAATCGTCTCGGTTGAGCCAAGCGTGGAGGCTACCGCAACCCAGCTGGTCCAACCGCTTTCAGATGAACAAGAGCTCCTTGTGAGCTGCTGGCGATCAGGTCAGATTGAACCTGAGGCATGGCAAAGGCACCTTGATAAGTATCCGGTTCTTGCAGCGCATTTTCGGGGAGCAGCGGTGACGCACTAAGGCCGGCAGAGGTCGCGCCTCTTCTATGCGACTGTGGAAGAAGGTGTTCGAATGGACACTTTTCCGTTGCCCCACAAGCATACTTGTTGCACGGTAGCTTTACCGGGATCCGGGGAAGAGACGGCTGTTACCATCTCTTCCCCTTTGCGGGTACAGCTCCAGCCGTCGAGGGCGACCTTTAACGTGTTTTCCAGGCACGGTCGTTCCTTGGCGGCGAGAGCTATTATGGCTGAAACATTCGCGGTTTTGGTTGCCGGTGTTTTTTAATCCACAGGCAAATTGTTCTGCATATGTTCTGATTTGTTCCTATAGGGCAGTCAACACCTAATGCTGCACCTGAGGTAGATAGTACCGACCGATCGAAATCAGGTGTGCCATTATGTCGTTCCGCAGATGGTCGCGTTCTCCATAGGCCTCGCAAATTCTCTCCAGTTCGGGCTGCACGGCCCTTCGCTTCTTTACGGGCAAGTCCGCGTCTCCGATGACCCAGCCGACTCCAGGGACCGCGATTGGGTCGCATCCGATCTCAACGATCTCGCGGATGAACTCGGGTATTTGCTCTCGCGTCATTGCTACCTCCTTTGCACGCTCAGATAGTAGCGCGCTTAGAGGGTGACGCAACTAACAGAAGTATTGGGTTTTGGTGGCGGGGCGCCGTATTCGTTCTTCTTAGCCAGCGCGAGTGAGCGATCTCGAAACGACCTTTGCGACGCAATGGCGACCACGAAATGGATGCTGAAACGGTGGCGGGGGCGCCCCACAGTTTAATCGAACGACCAGTTCTTGTAGGCCTCTTCACGCTGCAATTCTGCTCGTCCTTCGTCGGTGATGTGCCATTCACGGAAGCCGCGATTATCCTTTCCACCGGGCCGAACACAGCCAACCTTTGACAAAACCTCCATCGTCTTCTCGCCGGCGTTCGGGATTAGATCGACGGTAGTACATTCAGGATGGTCGGCCAGGAATCGCAGAGCGCGCATCTGCGGCTTATCGAGTTTATGGACAGGATGATGTTTTTGACGTTCCGCGTCCTGCCTACGCCATCGCTCAATGCCATTGCGGTCATCATGTGTCGGGGTTGCATTCACGCGGGGCGCACGTTCGCGCTTCTGCGGCGGCCGATCTCTGATGAACTTCGCGTACTGTTCGGAGATAGCTTCGAAAAGATCGTCTGCCTCCTGCAGGTCGACCGATTGGACGATGATGAACCATGCGATCCATTCGGAATCTGAAGCTTCGTGCAGATGCCTTACGAAGTACCGGCCGACTACCTCCATGATTGAGGTGCCGACACCATCGATAGCCAGGGTTATCCGATCTCCGAAACCAGGGACGTTATTGTGCAGGTCAGCGAGCCGGTGCTCACCTTCGATATGAAATCTTCCGTCCTTCTGTCGCTCGAGGAAGTAGACGAGGTCGTCGACGATGTTGCGCATAGGCTGATACTTAGCCTTGCCGATCCCGAAGCCGGACGCCGGGGCCGTTTCCGTTTTGCTCGATGAAGATGACGCCAGCCGTTTCGAGGGCCGATCGAACGGCGGCAACATTGTTCGCCAACCCGCTCGCCGCTCCCTCACTCGCCTCCATTCGCTTTAAGGTTGGAGTGGAAATGTTCGCACCGGCAGCTAACTCGGCTTGGCTCATACCAAGTAGCGCCCTCGCGGCCGCGATCTGTCGCCCCGAAATCATCGATTATCGATCCCTAAGAATAAATTTGATCCAAAGGTATTGACTCGACCTTCGGTTTTGATCTAAAAGTATCACGTTGACACCTAAGACGCAACGAGGAGCGCCCTATGACCATCCATGCCCCAACGACCTTCGCCGACAGAACTCTGTTGCCGCGCGGTCTCATCAAGAGACAAAGAACCAGAAGCTACCGCGCAAGATGGAGCTTTAAGCTCGGCCAACCGGTTGTGCTCGGCGGGAAGGTCTGGATTGTCATCGATCGCACAAGGAGTTTGCTAGGGCGTGAGGTTTATTCCGTCTACCGCCACAGGGACGTCCGCCCTCTGCGCGTTATAGTCGGCAGCGCCCTTGTGGCCGCTCAAGTCATGTTGGGCGGTGCAGATCTCGCGCAGCTCTTTGACGTCGCGAACGCCCTCAGGGTGGAGTACGAGCGGGATTGCCTCCGTGATCGCCGCAATGCCGCGTCAGCCGGCCAAGCTGGCAACAACCGCCGCAGGATCGAACTTGCTGTAGAGTGGAGCTATTTGCTCGCTAGAGCCCACAGGCGAGCACATGGTAGGGCGCCAGGCGTTTACACGGCCGTTGTCTAGCTCACTCCGGCGGAGGTAGGTCATGAAAACCGCCGACAAGCACCGTCTTCTGCTTATCCTGTTTCAGCGCCAGCATGGCCGCTGTTGCTACTGCCGCCGGTTCGTATCTCTCACGTTTGATTTCCAGCTCCAGAAGCGGTCAGAGGCGGCTACAATTGAACACTTGATGCGAAAGGCTGACGGGGGCCGTGACCACCCTGACAATGTCGCGCTCGCGTGCAAACGCTGCAACGACGAACGTGGCGAAGCGGATTGGCTGACCTACACGACGTTCCGCCGAAATGAGTTTCCAGAGTTCGCGGCAGTAGCCTGCCGATAGCCTTGCCGTGCTCCGCTCGTTCGTCGAGTGCGGCCCTTTTATTCTTAGTCACCACAGGCCAGCGCGATCACCACCTGCGCCTACAACAGCAGCGCGCTGGCCGTTTCAATTCCCAGGAGTGTTGGCCGCTGCTCCCTTGAGGTAGGTATATGCGGTTTGTATCCATTCGGCGCCCGGAACCTTGCTGATAACAGGCACAACTTGTGCGGCGTGCATAAGAAGCACACCAAGGATTAGGCCAGCCGCTGCCGTCCTGCCCAACGCTACAGTCTCGCGTCCGATAGCCAGGACGGCTTTGGAAACGACTGACCAAACGTTCTCAAGTGTGCGGGAGAGCGAGAGTACGTCACGTTTATCCGGCAATTCCTGATCCTCAACCCAACCGGCAACCGACTCAAGAGCGTCCGCTACCGCGGGATCGGCGGAGCGCTCTGATCTCAAATGCGATGCCAATATCCGGGTGCTGCTTGCCAGGCTCTTGGCGGTATCCGAATCGATTGGGAGCGCGGCCGCATTTTCGGAATAGATTCGCCATTCTTCAAATTGTGCCAAAGCTGAGAACACAGTTTCAATGTGACCGAGAAGAAGGCCAAACAGCGATGGCGACAGCTCATCTGCTTCCGATTGAACGAGGCGATTGCAAATCTGTGCTCTTGCTCCGACCTGCACGATGTTCTTGTAAGAAGCCATCGTGCTCTGGAGGCGGTGGAATGCCTCCTTCAAACGAGGCGATACATTCGTAGTAGCGATATCTTCGTTCACATATTCGCCGTGCTCAATGGCTGCTTCTAGTGCAGCGAGCGCCATCTCTTTCTCGCGATCATTCGGCCGTAGCGATTGATCAACAACTACCAATACGTCGCCACTGAAGCTGAACTGGAAAGCGGCTGTCTTTTGACCAGGAACGGCTTCAAGAACGTCGTCGGGACCAATTTGGTTGATGCCAATTCTCATGCCGGCGGTGAGTACTTTGAGACCATACTCATCATGAAAAATGGCAGCGAGAGGATCACGCGCCGGCGAATTGTGAACCATGCCACGGCCAGCGACTTCACGGAGCTCATCAATCATTCGCTCCAAATTCAAGAGGTCCGGCTCGCGTATGGATTCCACTTTGCTGAGGAAGCGCCGAACTTCAGCCCTTAGGGCGAACAGGGGTTGTCGCGCCAAAATCTCTGAGATCGACGAATCCGTTAGATGTATGAGCGAGCTATCGATGCGACTAAGTCGCTTATCGATTTCCCGTAGAAGGTTTCCAAGTCTCTCAGGTTTCATCTAAATCTCTACGGCGCGCTTATTATAACTATAGCCGCAGACGATAGATCGCGCGAGTCAGGCACGCCCTTCTCAGCCGTATCCACAGGAGCCAACAGCGGAGTCGAACCGCAATCCACAGAAATCGCCATTAGGAAAGAAATTAGGAGCCGGTTCAATCAAGAACCGACTCCTGCAATATAATCAGCTAGTTAGCTGAAAAAACTGGCTCCCCGGGCCGGATTCGAACCGGCGACCTGTCGATTAACAGTCGAATGCTCTACCGCTGAGCTACCAGGGATCAACCGCTCGGTGGCGGCGTGAGCGGGGTAATACAAATGCTTTGCC